CTGTTCTGCCGTCAGGTGCTCGCCACCGACTTCAAGGCGATGCACCGGGTCCAGCTCGGCGAGGCGCCGCAGCTTCTGGAGGTCGGCGAGAGCGGCGAGTTCAAGCGCGGCACGCTCGGCGAGTCGAAGGAGAGCTACAAGGTCAAGACCTACGGCCGGGTGGTCGCCATCACCCGCCAGGTGCTGATCAACGACGATCTCGACGCCTTCACCCGGATCCCGGCGATGTACGGCAACTCCATCGCGCAACTGGAATCCGACGTGGTCTGGGGGATCGTCACCTCGAACCCGGCCATGGCCGACGGCACGGCGCTGTTCCATGCCAACCACAGGAACCTCGCGGGCACCGGCGCGGCGCTGGACGTCACCAGCGTTGGTGCGGCGCGCGCCGCGATGGCGAAACAGACCGGTCTCGACAAGAAGACGGTGCTGAACATCCGCCCCGCCTTCCTGATCGTGCCCGCCGCGCTGGAACTGAAGGCCGAGCAGCTGGTCGCCCAGAACCTCGTGCCGGCGCAGAGCGGGAACGTGGTGCCGCAGTCGATCCGCACGCTGGCACCGATCAGCGAGCCCCGGCTCGACGCCGCCAGCGAAACCGCCTGGTATCTGGCGGCGAGCCCGAACCAGATCGACACCATCGAATACGCCTATCTGGAAGGCCAGCAGGGCGCCTACATCGAGACCCGCAACGGCTTCGATGTCGATGGCGTCGAGATCAAGTGCCGCCTCGACTTCGGCGCCAAGGCCATCGACTGGCGCGGCCTCTACAAGAACCCCGGCGCGTAACGCACCCATCCCGAACCCTGACATCCGGGCGGTCCTGACGGGCCGCCCTTCGCTTTTCCGAAAGGACCCTCGCAATGAAAAACTACGTCCAGCCCGGCAACACCATCACTCTGACCGCGCCCTATGCGGTCGTCTCCGGCGAGGGCCTGCTCGTTGGCTCCATCTTCGGCGTGGCCGCAGGCACCGCCGCCAGTGGCGAACCCGTCGAGACCGCGCTCGTCGGCGTCTTCGACCTGACGAAGGTCGGCAGCCAGGCATGGACCGTCGGCGCAAAAGTCTATTGGGACGATACCAACAAGCGCACCACGACCGTCTCGACCGACAACACGTTGATCGGTGTGGCCGTCGAGGCGGTGGCGAGCGGCGCGGGCGACACCATCGGCAGGGTGCGCCTGAACGCGAGCTTCTGATGAGTGCTTTCGCCGCCGCCGTCGACGCGCTCTTCTCCGATCCGAACATCGGGCGGGCCGCAGTCTACATCGCCGATGGCGGTGCGCCCGTTCCGGTGCGCCTCATCCCCCGACGGGCCGATGCGATCACGGACTTCGGTGATGCGCGGCTCTGGTCGGAAGCAACGCGGATCGATCTCCGCGTGGGCGAGCTTCCCAACCCGCGTCCCGGCGATCGCATCGAGATCGGCGGCGAGGCCTTCCTCATTCAGGGTGAACCCGTCCGCGACCGCGAACGGCTCGTATGGACGCTCGATCTGAGGCCCGCATGAGGTTCGGCGTCAGCATCGTCGGCGATATCGTCCGCCTGATGGAAGCGGAGGTGAAGGCCGGCGAGAAGGCCGTCACCACGGCGATGCGCGACGCTGGGACCGGTCTCAAGACCGCCTGGCGCGCGCAGATCACCGGCGCGGGTCTCGGGGCACGGCTTGCCCGCACTATCCGGTCGGAGCAGTTCCCGAAAGGCAGGACCAGCCTCAATGCGGCGGCACTGGTCTGGTCGAAGGCCCCGGTGATCGTCGGCGCGCACGATACCGGCCCGCTGATCCGCTCGAAAAACGGATTCTGGCTGGCGATCCCGACGCCTGCGGCTGGCAAGTCCCTGCGCGGCGGCCGGATCACTCCCGGTGAATGGGAACGTCGCACCGGCCTGCGACTGCGCTTCGTCTATCGCCGGACGGGTCCGAGCCTGCTGGTCGCCGAAGGGCGACTGAACAAGAAGGGTCGTGCGGTAGCGTCCCGCTCGAAGACCGGCCGGGGGCTGACCACCGTGCCGATCTTCCTGCTGGTCCCGCAGGTCAGGCTGCCGAAACGGCTGAACCTCGCGCGGGATGCCGAGCGGGCGCGCGATGCGGTGCCGGGGCTGATCGTGGCGAACTGGGTGGTGGTGAAGCTTTAGACCGATTTCACCAAGGCGCGGCAATTCCGTGCTGTGCTGACAAGTGGGTAGAAAACGCAGAATCAGTCTGATTCACGAGGTGAACAAAGTGCTTCCTGCACTCCTTCAAAAGGCCCAATGTTAGTCTCGGATTTCCGTTGTCATCTTGCAACCAATCTACATCGCCGGGAAGCGGAAAACCGTGTGCAACGGAATGTCGGACTAATACCCACTTGTTCGTACGGGTCCTCACCTCAACTGATGACCATTGCCGGGGTCCTGCGCGATACTCCCAAAAGGGCCATGGGTCGAAGTCGACAGCATCGCGTAGCAGGGCTCTGACATTTTCAGAGTTCGGGGTGTTAAACTTGCTAATATTGTTTCGAATAGCGGCCCTTCGCATTTTAAAAGTGTGTTTCGCCCAGGTCGGGCTAGCAACTCCCCCTGGCGGATTATCGAGGTCGTCTGAAATTTTATCGAGCGCCTCATGCAAGATCTTTTCGATGTAGGCCTGCCAAGCAGCAACCGTCAGTACAACGCCCGCCCTGTGAAGCGCATCTTGTTTATGGCGACGTCCCCGTCCCGACTGCAGCCTTTCGTGCATGTCGATCAGCTGGTCGACTGAAGCCAAGAGCCCAACGAACTCACCGTGCGAAACTGATGGCAAGTAGCCTCCTTCCAACTTAACCGAACACCTGCTGCTCGTGCAGAGCACTCGCCAGAAGCCCGCTGCACAATAGAAGGTAGCAAGGAATAATCGTGTCCACCACACGCGAAACCATCCTCGCCGCGCTGCACACGCGGCTTTCGGCGCTGCCTGCCACCGCCCTGCGCGGTGAGGTGCTGCCGGAACGTGTGCCGGCAGCCGGGCTGCTGATCCTGCGCGATGGCGAACCCGGCGAGCCCGAGGTGACGCTCTCGCCCTTGCGCTATCACTACCAGCACCGTGCAGAGGTCGAAGCCGTGGTGCAGGGCACGAGCCGGGACACGGCCTTCGACACGCTCTGCGCCAGTATCGGCGCGGGGCTCGACGCCGATCGCACGCTCGGCGGTCTCTGCGACTGGGTCGAGGCAGAAGCCCCGCAGCCGGTCGATCTGCCGGTGGACGGCGCGGCCAGCCTGAAGGCGGCCGTCATTCCTGTCATTCTACACTACTCCGCTTCGGACCCGCTTGGCTGATGCGGGTGCTGCGTTCGGCGGGGTGACAGTCCACCGGACTGTCACCTGATCCGCCTCACTCCATGGCCGACCCGCTCGGCTGAACCCTTTCGACAAGGAGACCGACATGGCACGCGCCCAAGGGGCGCGGGCGCGGATGGCGCTCGCGTTCGAGACGACCTATGGCACGCCGCCCGGCAGCGGCTACACGCGCATGCCGTTTGCCAGCACCTCGCTGGGGGCGGAACAGCCGCTCCTGAACTCGGAGCTTCTGGGCTACGGCCGCGATCCTCTTGCGCCCATCAAGGATGCGGTGACCGCCGACGGCGATGTGGTGGTGCCGATCGACGCCGAGGCCTTCGGCCTCTGGCTGAAAGCTGCTTTCGGCGCGCCCACCACCACCGGAAGCTCTCCCGGTCCATATACCCATACGTTCCAGTCCGGCAGCTGGACGCTGCCCAGCATGGCGATCGAGACTGCCATGCCCGAGGTGCCGCGCTACGCCATGTATTCCGGCGTGGTGCTGGACCAGCTCAGCTGGCAGATGCAGCGTTCGGGCTTGCTCACCGCAACCGCGCGGCTGGTGGCGCAGGGCGAGACGGTGGCCACGACCAGCGGCGCGGGAACACCGGCGGAGCTCGACCTGATCCGTTTCGGTCACTTCAACGGCTCGATCAAACGCAACGGCACCGCCTTGGGCAACGTGATCTCGACCGAGGTCACCTATGCCAACAATCTCGACCGGATCGAGACCATCCGTGCCGACGGCATGATCGACGGCGCCGATCCCTCGATCGCTGCACTTACCGGCCGCACCGAAGTGCGCTTCGCCGACAGCACGCTCGTCAGCCAGGCGATCGGCGGCACCCCTTGCGAACTGGAATTCGCCTACGGCCTCGCGTCGGGCCAGAGCTTCACCTTCACCGTCCACGCCGTCTACCTGCCGCGCCCGCGCATCGAGATTTCCGGACCGCAGGGCGTGCAGGCCAGCTTCGACTGGCAGGCCGCGCGCGACGCCGCGCTGGGGCGGATGTGCACCGCCGTTCTCGTCAACGACATCGAAAGCTACTGACCATGATCCGTCTCGACCTTTCCAGCGAGCCGAAATGGCTCGATCTCGGGGCTGGCCTGCGCCTGCACGTCCTGCCCGTCACCACCGCGATCATGGTCGCCGCACGCAATGATCCGAGGGTGGAAGCGCTGCCCGCCGGGGCGAGCAAGGAGGAGCAGGCACTGGTCATGGCGAAGGCGGTCGCCCGCCGCGTGGTCACCGGCTGGGAAGGTGTCGGCGATGCCGACGGCAATCCCGTTCCCGTCACACCGGAAGGCATCGACGCGCTTCTGGACATCTGGCCGGTGTTCGAGGCCTTCCAGACCCGCTGCCTCGCGCCGCATCTGATGTTGGATGCGGAAAAAAACGGCTCCGCGCCCTCGCAGACTGGCACTTCGGCGGGGGCGAAAGCTACTGCGCGGCCTGCGAAGGCTCGTGCCCGGACTGCCCGGCGCGGCTGAACCAGCCTCTGACACTCGAAGGCTGGCAGGTCTGGGATCTGGCGCAGCGCCTGACTGGGCAGCTTCGCGTTGCGACCGGCATGGGCGGGACCATGGTGCTCGGCTGGGACATGGCGGCGGCGCTCGCCATGGCGCGGGCGCTCGGAGTCGATCTGCTGGTCGCCGCCGAATGCCTGCCCGAGATCGAGGCGGTGATGGTCCGCAAGCTCAACGAGCAGATGGCCAGCCAAGAAAGGCCGGATTTCAGGGCTTGATCTTCTCGATCAGCGTCACACCCGGCAGTCCCTCGAAATGCGCATCGCAGGTGATCAGGGTGGCATCCTGCGCGCGAGCAGTGGCGAAGACGATGGCGTCGGCCGTGGCGAGCTTGTGCACACGGCAGGCCTCGGCCGCTGCCAAAGCGATCTCGGTGTCGAGCGGCACGACCTGGCAGAGCTGCGTGAAGGCGATCACCTGATCAGCCTTGTCCTCGCCCACCTCCCGGGCGAGCCATTTCGCCAGTTCGAGTTGCACCATGGTCGGCACCAGCCAGTCGGATTGCTCGGGCAGATGCGTAGTCACCGCATCGCCGGTCGGCGAACCGATCAGCCATTCGATCCAGGCGGACGTATCGACGAGACGCATCAGACCCGATCCGACCGGTCCCGGTAATCACTCGCGGACGCGCCCTTCGCGATCCCTGCCAGCGCCTCGCGCTTCGGTACCGGCACAAGCAGGACGCCGGTTCCCTTGGGGATGAAAGCGAAGGTCAGCCCGGCTTCCCAGTGCTGGGCCGTGCGGATCGCCTTGGGGATCGAGATCTGGAACTTCGCAGACAGGGTGGCGGTCTCGGGCATGTTCCTACCTTCGATTTATCGATGAGAAAAACGTAAGACAAACGTTCGCCGTTTTCAAGGACTCCCCGACAAATGGCCCAGAAACGAGTCTCCGTCCGCCTCGTCGCCGAGGGCGGCCGGCAGGTGAAGGCCGAGTTCCAAGGGATCGGCGACGCGGGCGAGAACAATTTCAAGCGGATCGAGCGGCAGGCCGACATCACCGGCGCGGTGTTGCGCCGGGTCATGGGCGTTCTCGGCGCGGCGATCAGCACGCGCCAGCTCGTCGCCTATGCCGACCAGTGGACCGACCTGCGCTCGCGCGTCGATCTCGCCACCGGCTCGCAGGAAGCCGGCGCGGCCGTCATGGACCGGCTCGCCGCCATGGCGCGCCGGACCTATTCGAGCCTCGGGCAGACCACGGAGTCCTGGCTCGCCAATGCCACGGCCCTGCGCGAACTGGGGCTGACGACGGCGGAATCGCTGGATTTCACCGAGGCGCTGAACAACGCCATGGTCGTCTCTGGCGCGCGGGCCGAGCGCGCGGCCTCGGTGCAGAACGCCCTGTCGAAGGCCATGGCCCTCGGCAGGCTCAGCGGAGACAACCTCAATACCGTGATCCAGAGCGGCGGACGGCTCGCGGAGCTGCTGGCGTCCGAGCTTGGCACTACCGTCTCGGGCCTGCGCACCCTCGGGCAGCAGGGGGCGATCACCGGCGATGTCATCCGCACGGCGCTGATCGGCAATCTCGAACTGCTGCGCGAGGAGGCCGATGGCATGCCGGCGACCATCGGCGATGCCTTCACGCTGATCGGCAACGCCGCCCTGCAACTGGTCGGGACCTGGGATCAGATGGCGGGCGCCTCCTCGACGGTGGCCGAGGCACTGATCCTGCTGGCCGACAATCTTGAAAGGCTCGCGGCCGTCGGCATCGCCTTCGCGGCCTTCATGGCCGGGCGTTGGGTTGCAGCCTTCATCGCCGCCCGTGTCGCGACCTTCAGCCTGTCGGGCGCGCTGACGCTGCTGCGCGGCGCCATCATCCGCACCGGGATCGGCGCGCTGATCGTCGGCGCAGGCGAGCTGATCTACTGGTTCGGCCAGCTCGTGAAGGGCGCAGGCGGTTTCGGCGCGGCACTCGATCTGATGGGCAATGTGGCGCGTGCTGTCTGGGACGGGATCAAGGCGACCCTCGGCTCCTTCGTCGATGATTTCCGCGCCCTGCGCGCCGATATCGAGGCGATCTGGCTACGGCTGATGGCCTTCCTTTCGAACAAATGGGCCGATTTCCTCGGCACCATCGGACCGACCTTCAACGCTGTCGCCGAGACGATCGGTGCGGATGCGCGGATCGACTGGTTCGGGGCACAATCCTACGCCTCGATGCTCGATCACGCCGCCAGCAATGCCGGCGCGATGGCCAACCGCTACCGCCAGCGCGCGGCCGAGACCCGCGCCGGAGCCTTCGATGGCGTGGGCGCGGCGATGCAGGCGCTGCGCGATGCGCTGAGCGGTGGGGACGCCGGGAACCCGCTGGACGAGGCCGCTGCATCGGCGGATCGAGTGACGGCGGCTCTCAACGACACCACGGCCGCTGCCGGTCGGGCCGGGGCCGCCGGGCGCAGTGCCGGCGAGCAGACGAAGGCCGGGGCCGAGGCCGCCGCGACCGGATGGGCGGCGGTGAGCCAGACCCTGGCCGACTATGCCACCAAGGCGCAAGAGATCGGCGGCGACATCGGCAATGCGCTGGTGGGAGCGTTCCGCAGCGCCGAGAACGCGATCGGCGAGTTCGTGAAGACCGGCAAACTGAAGTTCGGCGATCTGGTCACCTCGCTGATCGCCGATCTGGCGAAGCTCGCAGCCCGGCGTTTCATCCTCGGCCCGCTCGCAGGTGTGCTTTCCGGCGTGCTGGGCAATCTCGGCGGCGGGATCTTCGCCAACATCCTGCACGCAGGCGGCATGGTCGGCGCACCGGGACCGGGCCGCATGGTGCCTGCGCTCGCCTTTGCGGGAGCACCCCGCATGCATTCAGGGGGCTGGGCGGGCCTGAGGCCTGACGAGGTGCCCGCGATCCTGCAGCGTGGTGAACGCGTGCTCTCGCGCCGCGAGGCAACGGGCTACGGCACCGCCGCCGCGCAGACCGTCAACGTCACGATCAATGCCCGCGATGCCGAGAGCTTCCGGCAGTCCCGCACGCAGATCGCGGCCGATATCGCCCGCGCGGTCTCGCTCGGCCGAAGGGGTATGTGAGGCATCGTCATGGCTTTCCACGATGTCCGGTTTCCGGACGACATCAGCCGTGGTGCGCGCGGCGGGCCGGAGCGGCGCACCCAGATCGTGGAGCTGGCTTCGGGCGACGAGGAACGCAACGCCAGCTGGGCGAACAGCCGGCGGCGGTATGACGTGGCCTATGGCATCCGTCGTGCCGACGATCTCGCGGCAGTGGTCGCCTTCTTCGAGGCGCGAAACGGCCGCCTTCACGGCTTCCGCTTCAAGGACTGGGCCGACTTCAAGTCCTGCCTGCCATCGCAGGTGCCGGGCGCAACCGACCAGATGATCGGCACCGGCGACGGGTCGAGGACGCAGTTCCAGCTCGTGAAGCGCTACACCTCCGGCGCACAGGCCTGGACACGCGCCATCGCCAAGCCGGTCGCGGGCAGCGTGCGTGTCGCGCTCGCGGGCGTCGAACAGATGTCGGGCTGGTCGGTCGATACCACGAGCGGCCTCGTCACCTTTGGCTCCGCACCCGGCGCGGGCATCGCCGTCACGGCGGGCTTCACGTTCGACGTGCCCGTCCGCTTCGACACCGATGCGCTCGAGGTCACCCTCGACCTCGAACGCCTCGGTTCCATCACATCCATCCCGCTGCTGGAGATCCGCAGATGAACGACGAGACCGGGTTCCTCGCCGC